TGGCATCTGTGCGGACAGTGTTGAGTGTCTGAGCCCATACTCAAGGACTGATGCTCTAAGACTTTCCCAATCATGTTGATAAGAAACTGAAGTGATTTCGTCTACATCTTTTTTGTATGTATCGATTGGAAGAATGCCGTCTGCATATTTTGTCCTATTGAAATATGTGCAAGAACCCTTTTCTTTTGCAATTTGATTGGATGATTTGAGCAAATAATATTGGAAGGATTCGGATAATCCATGAACAGCATCCCAGGCATCTTGAGACTCATATCTATACCCCAGTTTTGCCAAATAGTGTGCTAGACCAATGAATCCCACTCCAAGGGATCGACGCGCCTTCGTGGCGATTTCTGCCGCCTTTACGGGGTATTTTTGATAATCAATCAACTCCTCAAGTCCGCGAACAGACAAGTCACAAAGTTCTTCAAGTTCCTCATCAGACTTTACTTTACCAACGTTAATTGCAGAAAGAATGCACAATGCAATTTCACCTTCACCATCAATGTGTTCAAGAGGATCTGTGGGCAAGGTAATCTCTTGACACAGGTTACTCATATTCACCTTATCTTTAAAAGATGAATGAGAATTGCAGTGGTCAATATTCATAATGTAAATACGACCAGTCTCAGCACGTTCCTTTAAGAGGTCCAAAATGAGTTCTTGAGCTCCAATAGTTTTTCTTGGAACAGACTGATCTCGTTCATAAGATACATACAACTCGTCAAATCGATCAGTGCCAAAAGCATCATACAGACCAGGAACATCATGCGGGGAGAAGAGTGTAATTTCTCCGTCTTGAATGAATCGTTCATAGAAGATTTTAGAGATTTGGATACTGTAGTCTAACTTACGAACTCGATTATCTTCAGTTCCCTTGTTATTTTTTAACACTAAAATGTCTTCGATTTCCCTGTGCCAGATTGGGAAGTGGACTGTCGCGCTTCCTCCTCGTATACCATTTTGCGTACAGCAACGGACAGTTGCTTCAAACTTTTTGAGAAACGGTATAACTCCAGTGTGAGCCACTTCGCCCCCTCGTATTTTGCTGTTGAGAGCACGGATGCGACCTGCGTTGATGCCGATGCCCGCCCTCTGTGCAACATATCTGCCAATAGCCATATCACTGCTAAAGATACTATCGAGGGTGTCATTAACGTCAACAAGGACACAGCTAGCAAATTGTCTAAGCGGAGTTCGCACTCCTGCCATGATTGGCGTGGGGATGTTGATTTTGTGTTTGGAGATTGCGTCATAGTACCTCCTGACATATGACATTCTTGTTTCTTTTGGATACTCTGCAAAGATAGTCAGAGCAATCATCATGTACATAAATTGTGGAGTTTCATATACTCCACCACTGCTTCTGTCCTGTACAAGATACTTGTCAACGACTTGACGTAGACCAGCATAAGTGAACAAGAAGTCACGAGTATGATCAATAAAACTATTAACTTTTGCAAATTCCTCTTTAGTATATCTAGAAAGAATATCTTCATCATAGACACCTTTGTTAACGCATGTGTCAATATGTTCGGTTAAAGTGGGAATATCATGCAATTTTCCATAAATCGACTTGCGGACAGCAAACAAAAGCAGTCTTGCCGCCACATACTGATAATTTGGATGATCAAGATCAATCAAGTCAGAAGCGGAACGAATGAGAATCTCTTGAATTTGAGATGTTGTTATGCCATCATAAAATTGTATTCCAGATTGAATTTCAACTTGAGATGCGGATACTCCTGCAAGATCTTTACATGCAAGATCGACCATCACATGCATCTTGTCTAGGTTAATTGGTTCAACCTTACCACTTCTCTTAGTTACCTTAATTCCGTTGCTCATATTTTCTTCCAAGTAGTAAATTTAAGTTTTGCTTCTAATCCAGAATAAGTATTTAATTCTATCATGGACTTAATATCAAGTCCAGATAAAACCATATCATTAATATCCTTCTCTTTTACACTAGAGGGCCAGATGACAATTCTTTCTCCTCGATCAATAGTACGGGCAATGCGGGAGACGATTTCGGCATTACGTGGTTCGTTATCATAGATCCAAACAGGATTGCTAATCCCCCACTTACCAAGATCACCGTCAGCTCCACAAAGAGCAATCGAGTTTGGAATGAAAGTGGAATCGAACGGACCTTCGGTGACGTAGATAGTTTTATCTTTTTGTATTTGATTGAGTCCATAAATCTTGGGGGCATCATCAGAAAGCATCACGGTAATATATTTAACAGGGTTAGGACCGAGTGCTCTTCCCTGAAAACCAATCAAGTTACTGTCAGTATCATACATTGGTATAATAATGCGACTCTCATCCCTACCGATAGTGTTAAATGTAACTTTTTGAGTGTTTGTCCATTCTTTAAATTTGTCAGCAAAATAAAACTTTTCAGGATCAAGTTGCCTCCTTTCCAAATAATTTTTTGCTACTTGATTTTCTGATGCTTTGGGTAGATTGAGTTTTTTCTTGAAGACTGGTTTATCAAACTCAAACTTTGGTTCTTCTGCTGTAAAATTTTTGCCAGTATGACCTTCTTTGAACTTCTCTAAAGTATATTTTTTATGAAGTTCAGAATCAACTTTTTTTAGGAATGCATTAAATGATAAACTTACACCACAATTATGACACTTATAATTTGCATTATTTTTTACGTTGTAGATATATCCACGCGCTTTAGTTTTATTCTTTTGAGAATCTCCACAGATTGGGCATCTAAAATTATACAGGTCTTTTTTTACAAACTTAAATTTTTGAAGACGAGGAGCTATTAGATTAATAAACCTAACGTCAACATAATCCATAACAACTAATTTCAGTGGTCCAATACTACCATCCCCAGAACCTACTGTCAACCTCCAAGTCCATTAAACAGACGCTGATAACACTAGTCCATTTAATAACTGTGTTTGTTAATTCTTGAAGACAGTAAACTGAGTCAAGGTTCTTGTGTTGTTTTTTAATCATGGTTCTAACAAGACCATGATTATTTATTTTATGCGGTCTATTACAACTGGTTGTGCTGCTGGTGGTTTTGGTATGAACCCGTTGAAGAGCGTAAGACCCAAAACAAAAACCGCAAGTACACCGCCTGCTTGCCATCTAAATTTTGATATTTCTTCTAACTTTAATTCTATCCTTTCAAACTTCTTCTCTATTTCTTGATGTTCTTTATCGTTATCTTCCTTCATCTCATCAATCATTTTGATGAGAAGGTCATCATTTTTCATACTTTGTTCAATCCTTTCGTCGTGCTTTGCAAGAATTGTCGCAATGCGAGAATTACCTTCTGAAATCTTATCAACCGCAGTTTCTAACTTCGATAGCATCTCGCGTGACAAGTCTTCATAAATGCTAAGTTTAGATTCAAGAACCGCTAATTTTGGAGATTGAGACAACATTTTACCCCCTTTTAGTCTTCCTTAAAAATTTACTATACTCTTTTGGCAATCTTCTCATAACTTTAGATCTTCCATCCATCACAGGATCATATCCAGCGACCGTTGTAGGGTCTCCCTTTGATGTATATCCACCACTCGTTCCTGGTGCATTAGCAACCATATTCTCTCGGATGATTTGAATAACCTTATCAAGTGGGCTCATCTTTATAAACCTTCCGTAGTTCTGCTAAGCAATGAATGTCAACAGGAATATCGTGAATATAAGTTTTAGGATATTCTGGGAGTCGATTTAAAAATATAATGAATGTCTTCATTACATCCCATAAATCTCTTTCTATTTTATAAAACAGCATTGGTGTAGCTGCTTCCCCAAAAATATTATAAAGAATTATAAAATGATTAATCAAGAGATGAGTTTTCAATTGACCATTATTTTTATATCTTTTAAGCAATCTTTTGATATACTTAAAATGATTTAGGTCTTTATCAAAATCATCTTTTGTGACCGCTTGAGGGTTCTCATAATTCTTTATAGCAAATAATAAAAAATTATCTTCATTCAACTCAGTAAAATTCATATTTTATCTATCTATCATGCAAGTGGATTGCCATCATAGATCGGAGTATTACCAGTTGTAATTCCAGACATTGCAACTAGAGTTTCTTTCTTAACTCTAAGATTACCATGTTGATCAACATAAGTAAGAATTCCAACCCATCCAGCATGTGCTACATCATATGATGTAGTTTGTGCTGCATTTGCACCACCGTCTGCAACACCATAGATAAAAGTATCACCACTAGTGTTTGCTGAATTATAATTTGGATCTACGACAGTATATTTTGGTGCTTCAGTAATTTGGAATGAAGTACTAGCAATGGCAACTCCACTTAATCCTACTGTCGATGCAATTGACAATTGTGTTGTGCTTGCAATTCCAACAATAACTGCTTCGCCAAAATAAGTACCTACACCAGCAACACCAGTATAAACACCAAATTTAATTATATCACCAGTTGCAGCAGCACCAACAGCACCAAACGAAGTTCCTGCTCCAGTTACTGTTAAAGTAGTATAATTCAGAGAGACTGTTCCCCCTGCAAACTTAGCATCATTATTTCCCCAGAGTGCCATGTTGATTGCCTAAGATAACTATTTTCTATAATTTATTTATAAAAACTCAGAGGTAGAAAAAAGAGAGATCGTTATTTTTGATCTCTCTTATTTAAGACCGTCTTTAAAAAATTTGTGGTCAAATCTAATAACCCATTCTCCTCAAATTTCTTGGTTTTTGCCAACAACTCAGAGGCAGTAAGCAAAAAACCAAGAGCAAATGTAACTCCCCAATTGGTTAAAAAACAGGTAATCATGCTTGTAGTGTAAAAAGTTTATCCTTTACAAGTTCATAAACAACGTCATCAATACTATTATCAGTTGATTTAACATACTTTTTAAGCAGGTCTAGAACCAGGTTCTTGACTGCTGGATGTGTTGCAATTTGAATAAGAAGTGGTTTTACCACTGCTACTACTGCGCCCATGATGCCCTCCGTGAAAGAATATCCTAACCTATTTAGAAATCAAGTTCCTCTCGTATCACTCATAAAATCTTGTGCCGCTTTAGCAGCAGCACGACGCATTGCTACTCTGGTAGCAGGAGTAGAAGTAGGTTTAGGTGTGGGAGCACCTTTCTGTTTCTTAACTCCTCTTGGTTGAATAGCACCACCTGCACCCATTCTTCCAGCACCCATAACACTATGCATGTGTCTCATTACTTTTGAATGAGTATCATCGCCGCCCATGGTGCCACCTTTAGTTACTGGTTTACCAGTTTTGAGGTCTTTACCAGTTTTTTTTTCATAACGATTAAGTTCATCAAGTTCAGTTTCTTCTCTATATTCATCCTTGCGTGCTGCTAGAATTTTTTCTAACTTTGCTTTAGCATTTAAAATTTGCTGTTGTTCAGTATCTTTTTGTTTTGGTGATAACGATGATTTTGGATCTACTGCTTCTGTTGTTTCATCAACACAATTTGGAACTTCACGTCCATTCTTCATTTTAGTTCCTTTAGCAACCTTACCAGGCCAACACTTGCTTGCACCCACATTCTTACGTGCTTGTGCAAGACCTTCATCAACACTATCACCTTCTGGTTCAAAGGAAGAATTTTGCAAATGAGCAGCTGCCTTATATGCGGGATTACCTGCTTTATAATTTTGATATGCTTTGGTATTTCCTTTTTTATCTGCAGCAGTAACTACCATTCTGTTGTCTTCTGGTTCTTTCTTTTCACCACCATAAACTGCCTCATCCATCTCATAGGAGTTATTAAGAACTTTATGAACTCCCTTTGCAACTTTTGCTGTGGTTTTCACACCAGAAGCAACACCTTTACCGAATTCTGAGGCACCTTTTGCAACTGCCTTTGCAGCCTTACCTGCAGTTGCAGTTGCTGCTCTATGGCGTTCCATGCCCTGTTGATATGCCTTAACAGCACCAAGAACACCCTTTGCAATTCTATCCTTTAATGGTTTTTTAGCAGGTTGCTGCTTTTTAGCACTTGCAACAGCAGATTGTCTTTGTAGTGCTGCCTTCATTCCAGATGGTTTTGAAGCAGATGCTTTTGATTCAGCATCTCTTCTTGCCTGCTTTTCTTTACGAAGTCTAGAAATAGCAGCAGTTTTTGCACCACCTTTAAGAGAACCTACAGATTTGCCCGCTTTTGTTTTTGGTTCTACCCTTGCTCCACCTGCTCTTGCTTCAGTTAAATTATACTCTTCGGTTAATTCAAATACAAATTGAACAAAATCTTCAATACCAAGTTCTTCAATTAAAATATCTACTCCAGTAGAATTTAAACCTTCTTGATAAAAATACTCCGATGCAACATCAACTGCTTCCAGAATAACCTCTTCTTTAAGATCTGGATTAATGACAATTGTATTACTTACACTTTTCTCTGTAATTTTTTTAACGTCCTTATTAGTGGAGTTATTAATTACTTCACAAAGATCTTCTCTCCAATCAGAATATCCTTCTTCAATTCCTTTTTTCTTTTTCTTACCACCCATCTGGTCTTTACCAGTTGCACCAGCAATTACATCTCCTCTGGTTACTTTATCATATGGAGGATAGTTGTTTGCAAGATTACCATCATTTGCTTCTTCAACTTTCTTTTTATCTTTTAAAGCCTTCTTCATAGGCTCATTCTTGTTACCATCCTTATCAAGATCTAAGAAATCTGGTTTTGAACCAGACTTTTTATTTTTAGGTTTGGACTGTAGTGCAGCGGCGGTTTGCTTTCCTTGTGTGCGCTCACCTTCATAAGGAGTTCCATATGAAGTTGGAGTTACAGATTGAATCTGTGGATTTGATCTTAACTGGTGAATTTTAGTACCAGTTGCATATCTACGATATGGTTTTCCATATCCTTTTGCTGGAGTTACTAAAACTTTTTGCTTACCTTCTGATTCATCAATATCAATTTCTTCTTTTACACCACCACTAAAAAGCATTGCTTTTGCAGCATCCTTAACAGGAGCAGAAGCTCTAGAGTTTTGCAGTGCTTGAGTGAATGCTCTCTCTAGAGGAATACCTTCTCTTCTTGCCTTATATCTTGTGTCATACACAAGTTGTCTTGCTTGCTTTTTAGTATTATCCTCCACGCCACCACCAGCAGACTTTTTATCACCACCAGATCCACTGGAAGATTCTGATTTCTTTCCTAATTGAGGTTTAATTTGCGCCTCCATTTCAGTCAAGTAAACTTGATAAAGATCGGTGACGATATGCTGTAAATTTGCCATTACTCTAATTAGTTACTGCTTATTTTTTACCTTATACTTATTTATGAAATTTTTAATTTTCTTTGTATTGGTCATTCTCATAACATATTCTCTAAAGGCATCCGTTCCAACTTCTCTCTGAGTTGCAGGAACTCCAGATACTTCAGTCCATTCTTTTACATCCCGAATCCAAGACTTAAACATTTGCTCATCTTCAGTAACACAGATTAAATGATTGGTTCCTCTCCGAACAATTTTACCAATCATTCCAGTTTTTATATTCTGTACAAATGTATCTTCTCTAAAAATTTCTCCAGCAATATACTGTTCTCTAAGTTTACGCTCTTGGTCCCTATCAATAGATTCTGTGGGATTAATTTTGACAGTATTCTTCTTTCTAAAACTTGGATTTTGTGTGGCAACTGGTCGTTGATTTGCTGCTGTTCTAACTTGAGCGGGGTCTTGACCACCAACAATTTGATTTTGATTATAAAACTTTAATCTACCACCAACATTTTTAGCAATAAATTCTCCAGTATTTTTGTCATGGTATCCACCATGCCCATCTGGCACAAGACCCAATCTCCTGCCATGAATAGAGGCAAGAGACTTAGACTCATTTACAAACTGAGAGAATGTTTTCATAATTGTTTTAATATACAAATATTTATTAAATCAAATTTCCTTGTCTCTACGTTTTGTGATGTATCCGCGAGTCCAAATACCTCCACGCACACCATATATAGACCTTGTTTTTATCTTAATTCTACGCGATCTTTCTCCACCACGAGCACCAAGAACTGGTTCATAATCACCTTGTAGAGAGGTAAGATTACCTTTTCTAACTGTTTTAGTAGTAAATCGTAAACTTACAATTTTACCATTAGATGTAAAGTTTGGTCTACCCTGAACAAAAAAGTCTACACTATCATGCCCAGATGATCTAGAGAAATCTTTACCAAATACAGATTGTTTTTTTAAATTATTATCTTGAATCTCTCTCCAGACAGAAGCATAATCCTTTTTATAAGTATCCCAGTTATCGACAACGACTTCTTTAAAATCCTCAACTTCAGAATGGTTGACTATATCAGTTCCTGTCCGTTCTGTTATTCCACCATACTGTTGAAAGTCTGTGGCAGTATCTCCCTTTTTATAAGATAAAAATCCTATTTCATTTCCACTATAATCCACAATTACAAAGTCTGCTTTTCTAGTTCCTATTCCACCAACAAATCCAGCAACGTTAAAATAATACTTATTTCTAATACGTAGAGTAACTGGCATATTATTGCCAAGTTCCTGGATCTTTTCATTAATAACTTTTAAGACATCCACTTCTGTTCTATCTCTAGGAGTTCTTTTTAAACTTGGATGGTCTTTAAAAACTTTTTGAAGTAAACTGTTCCAAATAAAAGTGTTTATAAAGTCTCTACCATTAGCATATTTAAAAAATATTCTAATTGCTTTTTCTTTTTTACCAATTTTATAATAATTATCAATCACAATTGCTTTAAATGTTGACCCACGTATTCGATCTTCACGAAAGGAAATATTAAGATCTTTTAAAATATCATCAACAAGTTCAAATGTTGATACGCGATCATCTGATCTTACAACAATTTTTGCAAATTCTACAGAATTTTTTAATGTTGGAAATTGATCCTTCACTAATTTTATTTTACCATCAGAGACTTTATCATTTAAAAGCCGATATATTGTATCAGCAGTATAATTCCCTGGATTACTTTGTGCCATTTATATAATGGTTTTTTTTATTTAGATACCCAGTATAGGACTTGAACCTACACACCATAAAGATAACAGGACCTAAACCTGCCGCGTCTACCAATTCCGCCAACTGGGCATTACAAAAATCCAACAGAATAATTTTTATCTGCAATATAGTCTATACACAGAACTGATCTGCAAGATTTCATTTTATTTTCAACTCTATGTTTAGACATAGGATGAAATATGTAGAATGATTTGTTGGTAAAAGATCTTGTTTCGATCTTCCCGTCCTCATCCATTATTTGTATTATAGCATCTTCTGGGTCATTTGGGTCAATATCCAAACCCCAAATAATTCTAAGTAACTGAACACCTAGAATATAATCTTGATCAATGTGCCAATTTAAAGATTGTCCAGGGTCTAATGCATTAATAGCACAAGCATCAGTTAATCCAACTTCTAACAAAACATTTGTTAAGAATGGCATTAGTGAAGTATTAAAAAGAATAGGATTTCTTTCTACAAAAAGAGGGGCAAGATGCCATCCAGGTTTAGAGGTATCTCTTTTATTTGCAGAAAAATAAGAGGAATATCCAATAGGATACCCTCTATTTTGCCTTTTAATATAATCGTTTTGCTGTTCAGTAAAGTCTCTAAATTCCATCTTATCAAGATTATTTCTATACTCCGTTAAAATTTTACTATGATTATCATTTAAAAGAGATAGTTTTGGATGAATATCCTGATAAGATAAAAACTTAGACATGAAATTCAGAGATCGCCTTCTACACGATTTTCTGAGCGATATACATCAAATGCTCCTTCAGGATAACGAGCACTCAGTTTTTCATAGTTCATTTGAAGAATCTCATCAAAGTTTGTTCCTAATGCCATGCAAGCTTGAGCAATATACCAACAAATATCACCAAGTTCTCGCTTTAGGTGAAATGCATTTTCTTCATTATATGATTTACCTTGAAGAAAGATTTTTTTAACAACCTCAGTAAATTCACCTGCTTCAGCAGTCATACCCAAAGCAGCGGTCAAAAGACGGGGAACATCTGCATCTGTTGATGCTTCAAGTTCTGTAAGGCGAGACAAAAGTTTAGACAGTTCGCTACTTGCAGGACTAGTAGTTTGGCGAACAAAATCAATATATTTATTACTATCAATAACTTTATTTTCGGTCATAGTAAATTCAAGAGAACCATCAGTGTTTTCTTTTTTTGAAATTGTGATTGTCATGTTTAATTACGATACAGATACAGTTTATCAAACATCAAGAGTTTTGTCTAGTGTTGCCATAATGAATTACAGTAACATCATCAGATTTAAATTTTCTCCAAGGGTCAACAACAATACTTCCCTTAGGTATACTGCAATATAACTCATCACTTTCTGGAGCATCCCAATACTTATAAGTAGTCGTTGCACTATGAGCCAATAAAAACACTGCTGGAGAATCTGGTTGATAATTATCTCTTGTGCAACTATCAATATAAGTTACAGTTTTACCATACTCCAAACAGTAATAACCAACTAATAAACTATAACTTCCATCAAGATGAGACACTCTTGGTTTATAGGATTTACCATGAATAATAATTGGTAGATTATTCTTTTCAGACAAATCTACCAAATACTTTGCTAGATTTTTAGCTTGTCCTTCTCTGGATCCCATAACAGATTCAAAAATATCATAACCAAGATCTAATTTTTTAGACAAATACCTGAGTGCAATATTGTCTCTTGGATGACAAGCACCTCCGTCACCCATACCAGCAGTCATGTAAGATGAATTAATAATTCGGGTGTTAGCAGAACAAAGAGCGTTTGTAACTACATCTACATTGATATTGCCCTGACGCATTGCAACATCTTGAATCATATTCACAAATCCAATCTTAGTGCTAATAAAAGTATTATAAAAAACCTTTATACACTCACACTCATCCCAAGTCCCAACAAAATACTTTGGTGAGTTTTCCATGATGGTTTTATAGAAGTTGATCAATTCTTTTGCATCACCAGTTGTTGTTCCATCTTCTGTTCCAATCATAACCATTTCAGGATTAACCATATCCCACCCAACTGTTCCCATAGCAATTAGATATGGATTATAAACAAATCTTGCATTTGTCATTAAAGGTTTAAACTGTTCTCGTGTTGTGCCAGGAAGAACAGTAGAAATCAAAACAACCAATTGACCGTTTGCTACTGAATTTACTTGTGTAAGGCAATCTTTGACAATAGAATAATCAAAATCTTTTGGTTCTAAATGCATAGATGGAGAACTTCCATCATAGTCTGGATCATGAGGAGTTGGAACAGCAATGAAAATAATCCTACTCTTTTTTACAACTTCTTCTATTGTAGAGCAAATTTTAAAAGTATTACTTTTTCTTAGTTCAATATCATACCCATAAACATTATGATTTTTAGCAGCAATCTCTGACGCACATGGGAGACCCAATTTACCAAGTCCAATAAATCCAATGTTCATGCTTCTCTTTCTAAATCTAAAGTTACACAGTGAAATCCACCACTAAGAGTTCTTTGATGCCTCATTGGAAGCATTGCACATTCAATGCCATATGTTTCTAAAATTTTTCTAGTTGGATGTTGATGTTCTTCAAGGGCAACTAGATTTGGAGAAACACTGAACAAATTCATGTTACACCACTCTGAAGCATTATTATAACCTGGATAGTATCCAATGTCCACTGGATCTGGCACATTAACAATATCCCAAGTATTGAATGGATATGGGAGCATCTCTTTATCCTTCACTCTTGTTGGATTTACCATTAACAAACCTTCTCTTAAAAATGCAATCGTAGTATCAATATGAACAAAAGTATAAATGTCTTTTACAATTCTCACTGTTGCCGAAGACCCTAGATAATTTTGAAGTATCGTTGCACCTGCAACATTACCACTGTTTGATACCAAATATAAAACCTCTTCGTTTGCTCTTATAACATTAGCAGCATCAAATGCTGGAGTCAATTCAGTTAGAGCTAAAATATCTGGATCACCAATACAAGATTCATCATACAAATCTTCATGATAAGAACAAGGAACTTCTATAGTGTCTGGTATATGATGAGCAAATGATCTCCAGTTGCCCCGTCTTGCCCTCAATGGTTGCGGAGTCGCCAAAGACAATTCACCATGAACAAATACAGAATCTCTTGGACAATAATTATAATACTTTGTCAGTTCTCTTTTAGGTCTTAAAACTTCCACACCTTCTCCTTGTAAAAAATTACAGAAGGTATCAAGATCCCCATTTGCTTCATCAATAACTTGTTGAGGATATATTCCAGTTTTTACATCCGAGACATCTTCAATTCCAGCATAATTAATTGTCCTTAAACTTTTATCCATTGGTGGGATTGTTGCATGGTCTGCAACACCAACAATGACTTTTTTTAGTTTATCCCATTCATTTTTTGCGTACATAATTAACTCGTAGTTAGAACCATTTTGTGATCATTTTCTTTCCCATAAGTAAAGAAGTCATCTAACGTGAATTTCAAATGTTCCTTCATCCACCAATAGTAATATGCACATCTAGATTTTTTGTGATGTATTCTATTAATTTCTATTCCAAACTCTGTGCTTGAAGATTTAATATTTGTAGTTATTAAAGGTATAGAGTAAGTTCTTCCCGTGTGTCCAATAAAATAATCTACAGTTGTTGAACTTTTATTGAACTTATCAATCGCTACAACTTTATCAAATCTATACTTATCACCATAACAATGTAATTGTAAAATTTTTTCAACATAATCTCTAGTCATCATTACTGGTCCAAAATAACTGTGTCTTAACTTTGGATGTAAAAAGAATGGAATAAACTCTTCAGATTCAAACCCAAGTTGGATGCAGTCCCAATCATAAGGAAGTCTGCTCATCAAATAATTCCAATCAAAATTCCAGTATTCTAATAAATTTAAATCATAATCATCTTCCATCAGTAACAAGTAATCTTCTTGTTTTGTGTTAATCCACTTCTTCATAAACTCTAGATGAGTGACTGCATTTCCCAATGCATATGCTGGTATGCCAGTCACTTTACCAACCACATAGTCAGACCCCCAACTATTCAATTCAGAAGCTAAAAATTTAGATGCTGATACTCTTGTAAAATTTAACTTCCAATAATCAAATTGGTACTCCATATATTCCTTTCTGTCTGTCCTATTATCTAAATTGACATAATATATGTGAGGAAAATTTTGAAATTTATTTTTTAAATTCATAATAATTAAAAATACTTAGATACCTTTTTAATCATTCCAACATCATTTTGTTTTCCGTAAGTAAATATCTCATCAAAACTATGACGTTTACTATCATTTCTCCACCAATCATAGTATGCAAGTCTAGAAGCTTTAGTGATAATATATCGTTTTGTTGTTTTATCAAAAAAATCTGTATGATTGGGAAACATTGGAAGACAATAAGTTTTTCCACAATGCCCCAAAAAGTAATCGACCGTTCCAGATTTTAATCCATAATTTCTATTTGCAATATAATTTGTAAGATTGTATTTGTCATCTACACAATGAAGTCTTATTAGTTTTTTTACATATCTCCTGTTCAACATTGATATGCCAAAAGTATGAGCTGGCATAATAGGATGTAAGTAAAAAGGAATATAATTTATATTTTCAAATCCAAGTAATAGTGAATCCCAATCATATGGGAGTCTGGACATTAAGTATTTCCAATCAAACTGCCAATATATTTCTAATCCAAAATCTATTGTGTCTTTGGATATTATCAGAGTATCTTCTTCAGTATTGTTATACCAGTTTTTTAAAAACTCTAATATAGTTATTGCATATGCTGCCGTAGATACAGGCAGTTTATATTCTTTAAGATTTAAAAGATAATACTTCCAATCAATTACATTGACCTTATCATATATGATTGGAACTCTTTCATAATCTTGTACTTTTAAATTACTAAGATTTCTATCCATGTGCTCATCAAGATGCACATTTTCTTTGTAATTAAAATAATAAACTTTTGGTATTCCTTTTAACTTATCTTTTAAATTCATAACGACCAAAACAATTCATTAGATTTTCTATAAAAATATTTATTACTATTTGCGGAAGTAATCAAGATAAATTTCCCCATACAACTCCACACCTTTATTTGTAATGTCATATGTCCTAAATCGCTCTGGTTTTAAACTCATTCTTTCATGGTCTTCAGAACCATATGTAAAGAATTGATCTAAAGAAAACAAATCTCTTTCATGTTGCCACCAAAAATAATAAGTATTCCTTGCCATCACGTCACCTTCTTCTCTAAAGAATCTTTGTATGATACTATTATTTTCAAAACTTCCAAAATTTGGATTAATAGTAATTAAAGGCAAGCAATAAGTTCTTCCAGTATGCACCATAAAATAATCAACTGTTCCTGACCCAGCAACATCATTTTGTCTATTCCATGCAGCATTACAAACAGTATTAACTAATTTGTACTGTTCACCGACACAGTGTAAGTCTAACAACTTTTCAACATAACCTCGGTTTAATAAAACGGGTCCAAAATCATGAGCAGGTTCAATTGGATGTAAATGAAATTTTAATGCAGTTGGATTCTCAAATCCCATCAAAATACAATCCCAATCATAAGGCAACCTTTCTAAAAACTCTCTCCAAGAAAAGTGCCACCGTTCAATAAGTCCTAAATCATAATCATCTTCCATTAAAATAACATATTGGTCACTAGTATTCCTATACCAGTTTTTTAAAAACTCCAAATGTGTTATTGCATTTGCAGCAATCGGAACTAATAAATTATATTCATCAATATCCTTTATCAAATGTTTCCATTTACCATTTTCAGATGCAAGATACTTTGTCCCAGAAACTCTAGAATGTTGTATGCCATACTTATCAAATTGTTTAACCATCCAATTTTTTCTATCTAATCTATTATCCAGATTAAAATAATTAACTAATGGCATCCCATCTAGTTTCTTTTTTATATCCATATCAATAACCCCTCAGACTTATCCTTAAACACGTATGGTTTTTTAGTGGATATATCAAACATCACCTCCATTTTCCATTCATCATCTTTATTATAATGAAAAAATTCAAATGCAGAATATGATTTACTTCTCACATTCCACCAATATTCAGTAGCTTCTGAAGATAATTTATCAATCAAATCATTAACAGTATCACTACCAATAAATTTTTCATTTAAAGAAAATATTGGTAACGTATATGTTATCCCAATATCATAAAAAAAGTTATGAAGTCCCCCATATTCAAAATTAGGTATTGATTTGTTTGGAGTATGATGATGAAGCAAAAACTTACCATTTTTATAATGATAATGTTTAATTTTTTTAGCAAAATAACGAGTAATCATATAACAATGACAAGACCCACTATCAAATTCCCATGGGTGTAAATGCATTTTTATTCTTCGTTCAGCAGAACTAAACAGTTGTATACAATCCCAATTATATGGGAGATTTTTTGTTAATAACTCCCAATTAAAAAACCAGTTATTGATAATATCAAATTTAATAATATCCTCCATAAAAATACAAGTCTCAGATTCATTTAAATCATACCAATCAATTACTGATTGTAATGTATTTAAAGTTAAAGCTAACTCAGATGGAGATTGTACCAGGTCTTTATCTAAGACCAAATCTTTCCAGTCATTATAATTATCTTCCGTATATTTTTTTTCATGTCTTGTATAATTTGTAATCCCCCATGAATCAAATTGATTCTTCATATACTCATTTTTTTCAATATCATTATTATGATTTGAGTATATTATTTTAGGAATTCCAAGTAACTTATTTGTTATAGTATTACACGCTATTTCTAGTTCTTCATCAATCATTTTGGTAACACCTTTTTGTCATATTGTGGCATTTGAACTTGCATCATTTCATGAACTGCCCCACCATAACTTAGTATATCATCAGCAGTATACTTATGACTATTATTCTCCCACCACTTTTTAGTACATGATGTAGCTAAAATATCATATATCTTATTATGATATGCACTGATTATTGGATCATATTGATCATCACTTTCTATATTTTGAATTTTATTATCTTGAGCAATTGCTAATTTAGGGTCTAAACAAAATAATGGTAGAGTATATGACTTTCCGAGTTGATACAGTAAAAAGTCATCGCTACTATAAGACTCTCTAGGAACCTTCATATCTCTAAGACTATTATCTAATTTAAAAGTGCCATCAGATTTTAAATGCACTTTCATTAATTTCTCAACAAAAAACCTATTAACAATAAAACAAGCAGCAGAAGAACTATGCCATTCTCTTGGATGTAGATGCATCTTTAAAACATGATCATGGCAATAATAAAATTGAACAATGTCCCAGTTATATGGCAAACTTTTCATCACAGTTTCCCAATCAAAAGGCCAGTATTCGACTAAATCAAAACAAAGGTCATCTTGGACTATCATACAAATATCTGATATTCCAGACTCATACCATTCAATTAAAGTTGTAAATTCATTCATTACGATTGATGCATCTGATGGTGCAAGTAGCATCAAATCTAATTTATGTGACCATTCATCTATTTTTGCTGTTGAAAATCTAGAAGCAGAAACTCTGGTAAAATCAGTTACTCCCCATTTTTTAAATTCATTTTCAATATGTTCTTTTCTATCTACACGATGATCCAGATTTAAATAGAATATTGGAGGCAATCCTTTTAATTTATTATCTAAATTCATTTCTTAAATACCTCCATATCAGGTAAGTATGGATAATCCAAATATTGAAATCTTCTTGGTTCTTTATATGCAACATCATTGAATTTTTTAATTCCCAAAGATGCAGTCTCTGGAGTCATATAATAATGATAACCAATCATATCTATATTCTGTTCTCCCCATGGTTTATCATTTGATCTACCATCATAAACCATTTTTTTAAGAGTGGAATATGCTTTTTTATTATCCAATAGTATCATTCCACCACGCCCAAGATTTAGATGCTTTTTAAATTGAAAACTGATACACATATATGTTCCAGGAATATAAGTATCTTTTTCCCATAAAACTGCAGCATCAATTATATTAGTGTTCCAAAGATAATAATAGTCATTCCAAATATAATTTTTCTTCCAAGACCATTTTATTCCTAACTTCTCAGCAGTGAACGGGATAGAAATATAAGTATGTTCTGGTATCTGAATATTATTATATTGTTCATACCTTAAACACAATTCTATCGCATGAGTGCAGCAATCGGTTGCTATTGCATAAGGTGCATTAAAAAATTTAGATATTAATTGCTCAAACTCATCAACAGTATCAAATTCCATTTTCATACAGACTGTAATCCTCACTATACAATTTATTAAATTCTTCTAAATCTGGTTCAACATAATCTTGATAAATTTTTTTACATATTGGACTATAGTTCGGCATAAAATATTTTGAATTTCTTAAATGAGGTATTTCAAAAGTTTTATATTTTAACCGCTCAACTTTATCTTCAATATTAGAATGTATAAATGTATTAACCTTTTTTGTTATATCTCCATCCAATTTTATTAACTTAAGATTTCCACCATTCTCAAGACATAATCTCAAAAATAATTTTTGAGGAGCAGTATGTTCATCATAGATGTATTTTTTATCTTGTACTTGCTTGACAACCCATTCAATAGGTGGTTTATATCTACACATAAATTCATTTAACCCAGACACCCATCTTTTAGCAGGGTCTCTTGTAAGTGCAAAAAAAGTATGTTCAGATTCTACAAAATATTTTGCTAAAAAATCTGGATCTTTTGCTCTAGGTAATTTATCTAGTGGGATAAAACTTGGGCAATGAACATTAAATGCGGTAGTGATAGAAGTGCTACCACACTTATCAACATGCATAAAAACTAATTTATAGTTCTTTGCCCAATAGCAATTCACAAATCCTTCTTTATGAATTACTTGTCCAGCTATTCCTTTCTGAAATTTAAAGGTAAATGTAGAACAATATTTTGAACATTGCTCTACAACATCATCTATAACTGCTCTTCTTTTCATAATGTTGCGGTTATCTGCATAGTATATCTATTTTCATTACCTAGATTTGCCGCCATGTGTGGTGTGTTTCCTCTCCACCACAAATAATCTCCCTTTGACCATTTTACATATGGTTCTCCATCCAATTCAAAATAATGTCCGCTTTTCCAATCATCAAGGAAAATTAAAATCCTACAAATTTTATTTACATCTGGTTCATTGTAAATTTCTCTAAACTTAGGATAATTATCTTGATGCTCGGGCATTATTGTTCCTGGAGGCATACAATAAAGAGACAAGGAAGTGTCTTTAATAAAGAACCATTCATCACCATCTTGAATATACTTTTTTTTAAACACCTCCACAATGTTATGACACCACTCAGGAACACCTCTATATTCTTCCCGAAGAAGTCCAGTATAATTTACATACAAATGCCCCAATGATTTCCACCGATTAACGGTTTCATCATCAGGAAATTGCCTCCTATCTGGATATTCTATATTAACATAATCTCCAATTATGTTAGAATCGATTCTTTTTACTTTCATATTAAAATGTAAACGCACCAAATTTATCTTTTAGCGAAGATTTTTTTTCTTCATACTCATATTCTTCTTCTTGACCACTATCGGTAATATTGTTCTGAGCACTTTGCTCACAATCATACAACCTCATTTTTGCTCTGTCAATACCCAAAACAAATCTTTTAAACACTGTAAGGTCATTATATCTATTCTTAAGTTGCTTTACCATAATCTGTCCCAACTGCTCAAGCTCTTCAGTGCTAATAAGGGCAAACATAAGATCAGCAGTAGCAGGAAGACCAAAGGATTCAGAAGTATCAGTAAGTTCAACATCGCTATTACCATAACCTGAACGGGTGGTCTGAGTAGCGGACACAATCGGGACATTAAACTCGACGGCGAGTCCCCTAAGTTCCTCAGCAATTGCTTTGATATAAGAATAAGAATTAACAGACAAGTTTCCCCTATACCTGCTGGAAGCACAAATATTAAGGTAGTCAATGAAAATAATATCAGGTCTAAATGACTTCTTAAGTGCCAACTCATTAAGCAATGCCTTAAAGTGTCCACTATGAGCAGATGCAGTTGGATACTCTTTAATTATAAGATGACCCTTTGTTTTATTTACAAGTGTATTAATTTTGTTTTCAAAAATTTGTTTTGGTAAATTAACTAATTCTTGAATCGGGACATTAAGGAGATTGGCATCAATTCGTTCAGCAATTCGTTCCTCCGCCATTTCAAGAGTGATATACAAAACGTTCCTGCCTTGCAATAAGACGGAAGCAGCAACATGGCACATAAAGAGACTTTTTCCGACACCTGTACCAGCCAAAGCGACATTAAGAGTCTTATTAGGTAAACCACCTTTTGTAATCTTGTTGAAGTACTCCAAATCGAATTCGATTTTGTCTTCCTTTCTGTGATAAAACTCAAATCGTTCTTCATAATTTTGTAGATAATCATGACCAATGTTGTTATCAAAAGATACTGCTAATGCATCTGATAGAATATTTGGAATAGCATCTCTAGTTTTTTTCTCATCATTACCATCTGCAATATGGATTGATTCCATAAGAGCAAGATAGATAGCACGATCACGACACCACTTTTCAGTTGTATCAAGTAACCACTGTTGATCTACAGGAGCATCATTGAGAGAATTACTAATTTCTCTGATTTCTTTAACTTCAGTCTCTGTAAGATCTGTGCGATTTTCTAACTCAATACCAAGTGCTTCTAAGGTAATCGCAGAACCATACTTAACAATAAATTGAACAACTTCTTCAAAAATTACCTTCTCAGTAACTTTATCAAAATAAGTTGGTTGAATAAACGGAATAACTTTTCTAGAGTAATCTTCATTAAATACTAAATTTCTGAGAATGGTTGTCTCAATTCGTTCCATAAGAGAATTCTTTTTTCGCGGCAGCATCAAGTTGCTGCATTACTTCTTCCGTAAAATATTGATCAGGATTTTTTAAAATCTCCTTACCATAAATCTTTTTACCATTAATCTCATAGCGTCCTGCTACATTCTTCCAGAGTCCACCAATCTCACCAAGTTCCAAAAGACCATAGTAACGATCAAGGCCGCGCTCATCATAATACAAACGGATCTCAACATCTTTATTCTCCTTACTCAAACGCGATTTAGCAGTCTTAGCCTTGATAATATTGCCGACCACTTCCGTTCCATCCTTTTCTTTCTTTTTGCTGAGATAAATGATCGTACTTGCTGCGTATTTGAGTCCAGAACCTCCTCCCATTTCTTTAGTTGGTACATAAGCTCCGATGACATCGTATGTATGATTTGTGACAATGAGCGGGACATTTGCTTGACCTAGTTTGAGTGTGAGCATTCGGAACGCACCTTTGACAAGTTGTGATTTGGTCATGTCACGAACTTGTTTGTCGTTTAGTGCGTCAGTGATTTCTTTCTCAGTGGAAAGCATACCCAGAGAGTCTAGTACAAAAATACAGGGTTTGCGTTCTTCTAATGACTTCTTA